TTTGAATCATCACACACTAAAGTAAAGTCTGTAATACCTCGTCTGCCTTGTACATCTCTTAGGAATGGTTCTACAAGATTTCTAAATTGAGCTCTTGTAAATTCATCATTAAACTCAAAGAGTTGAAACTTAGCAGCTGTTGATATTGCTTTTTCTAGAGTAATAAATAATCTTCTTACATTGATTCTATCAAAAGCACTTGGTTTTGATTGAGCAGTTTTATCACCGAACAACACAGTTCCTTGACCAGGAAATGCTGTTACAGGATTAACTCTTGCTTTATATAACTCATCTCTTTGTGTTTGATTTGGGTTAAAAGCAAGTTTTACTGCACCTCTAATCTGCCCTCTGTTAAATCCAGCAGGTGAGAAAAAAGGATCAGCGATGTTATCTGTTCTTGCACAAAGCCCAGCGATGTCACCATTTAATGGTACAAATCTAAATACATCATTGTATTTGTCATACATATATTTGTAACCACTATCAATGACAGCATAACTTGATGATGGTAAACCATCAGCAAATCCTACAACATTTTGTGTTTGAGTTACTGCATTTGCAACACCAACAACATCTGCTCTCGCAGGTGAAATAAATGCTACACAATCTTTTCTTGCAGTTGCAATATCCATAACAGCAGTTGCTTTTGTGTCGCCAGTAGCGTCAGCACCTGTCTGTGAAGGACCACAAATGAGTAAAGATAAATCCACATTTTCTACATCATTGAATTTTTCATATGCAGTTGCAATCTCAGCATTAGTAGCAACATAGTCATCTGTTCCACCAGTAAGTGAAGTGTTATCTACATTAAACGCATTTGTTAAAGCGTTATCAAAAGTTGTTCCTGCTTTAGCAAGACCGTCTGATAAAGTAGAGATGTGATCTATCCAATAGATAAATTTACTATTTCTATAAATTACATCTGGATAATAGTTTGAGTTACCTGAAGCGTCTTTAGCGTCATTAGCCTGTGAAACACCTTCAAATACTTCTAAGATTTCTCCTGCAGTTCCTGTGATTGAGCCATCTTCGTCAATAACGGCGATATGCATTTCATCATTTGAACCTCCAGCAGCAGCTACATCATCAGTAGTTGTTGGTGGTCCAGAAAATTGAAAATAATATTCCCAATGTCTTAGAAATTTAGCGTCATCAACAACAGCGTGTCTTAAACCGCCTGTTTCTGTTTGACCAGTAGCAGTATTAAATCTTGCGATTGTTAGAACATGAGTGTTAATTGCAGTTACCTTGTAATAAAATCCTGAAGGTGCACCTGAAGTTGAAGGTACAGCACTAGAGTCTCCAAACTCTAGTATGTCACCTACTTGAACCAAAGATCCATCATCTACTGTGATGGTTGTATCTCCGATAGCCGCAGTAGCGTCATTGACTATTAGAGTGCCACTTTGTGAGTGTGGTCCAAAAGCAGTTGAGTTAGGACATAAAGAAACTTTTAAACTGTTTCCTAGTGTTCCTGCTTCTCTTGCAGCCCAAGTACCTATGTTAGTTACTTGACCAGCGCCAGTTTCAGAATAATATGTATCAAGATAGTCAGTAGTATTTTTAATTAAGACAGCAGTACCAGTTGACACAGCATTTACTAATCCTGTGATTGGTCTTACTACCTTCAGATTGTTTCCGTATCCTAAAAAGTTAGCAGCACAGAAAAATTCTTCAAAGTTAGATGAGTTTGGTTTACCAAATATTTCAACTAACTCATTCTCAGATGAAATAGTTGTAATCTCATCAATTGGTCCTTTTTCTGCTGTTATTACTATACCACCCGCTGATGTTGATACAGCAGGAATGACATTAGTAAGATCCTTTTCAGTAACGAGAACACCTGGTGATACTTGAAAAGCCATATTTTAGTTCTCCTTAATATTAAGTTTATTAGTTATAACCCTTTGCATATATTTATGATATATCAAAACTTCACTATTCGCCTTTGCGATATGATACTGGTTGCCATAACTCGCCTGCGTCATCAAAAAATGAGTTATTACGACCCTCTGGATCATTTAATCCATCATCTATAAATCCAAAAGGTGCCATATCTGCCTCAATGGCATTTTGTTGTTCAGTAAACATTTGACCCCTAACATCTACATTAGTTAATTCTTTAAAATATCTTTGATTTGCCAACCACGAAAATATAACAAGACACATCACCAAATCATCTGTCGAACCTGGTTCAGCTTCAAAAGATTTTCCTTTGGCAATAAAAGTCGATAATTCAGAGATCACATCAAAATCTTGAATGATTAATTTATCACCCTCGATTAAACTTTTCAGGTTAGAAGTTCCAATTTTTTTTGTACCCTTTGTCATTCTCAGACCTAATTGATTACCACGACCACTAAAGCCTCCACCTAATACTTGACCTGATCTACCTCTTTGGGTAACCATCATCATATTATCATACTCTAATTCAAACTGTAAGTTATCTGCAACTTGTTGACCTAAATCATTTATCTCTACTAATATAAATGCGTTATTATAATGTTTTGCAACTCTTTCTATAATACTAGGAAAAACAAGGGGTTTAATTTCGTTGTCTCTATATTTTGCAACTAATTTATATGGCACACTTGTACAATCTGTTATACAAAATGCCGAGTAATCGTTTGTCAATCCTCTAGATACATCAACTGTCATTGTGTAAATGTGATTCTTCTTTGGCATTTCGTAAACATCTAAACCACCACTTCGTTTAGGTTCAACAACAGGCATAGATTTAATTTTACTTGCAGTTATAAGTGTATCTACACTACCTAAAAACTCACATTCAAATTCTGTTGCAAACTGTGATTCACTTGTATTCTTAATTGTTTCTTCTTTCCACTTTTCATCACGACCAGGTACTTCACTCCAATGCACTTCAACAGGAACAAAGTTATTATTTTTATTTGTTGCGTCAACCCACATCTTGTAAAACATATTCATACCATGTGGTGTAGAAACTATCATCACTTTAGAAGATTTACCAGAAGATATTGTAGGATAAACTGAACTAAAAAATTCTTCTGCAATACTATTAGGTACATAAGCGAACTCATCTAGAAAAATAATATTAAAGGTACTTCCTCGAACAGCACTAGAAGAGGTACTTGCCGCTACAATCCTACTTCCGTTTTCTAGTTCGAGTGAACCTTTGTTCCAGTTGAGAACGCCTTGTTGCATCCACTTAGGTAGATGTTCGTAAGCCAATTGCAAACGACCTAATAAATCTCTTGCAGTAGATGATTTATTGGCCAGTATCGCAACATTCACATTATCATTAAATAAGACATAGTGTAAGAGGTAAGAGACTATGATAGTTGACTTTCCACTCTGTCTAGGTAATTTACATATTGTAAACCTATTATCGTGGAAAGTATCTACCATCTTCCGCTGAAAGTCATACATTTCAAAAGGCACTAAACCTTTATCAATGGTGACAATTTTTAAATATTGTTCTATAAAATATTTAGGATCATCTAAACACTTTACAACTTCTTCAATTTGTTTTTTCGTAAAACGAGAAGGTGTATGTGCTTTCTTTAAATTAGGATTACCTAAATATTGATCTGTTATTGCCATTTAATTAAATTAATTTTTTTAGTGATTGTGATAAATCTTTATATTTTATTCTTGTGCCTCTAGCAATATCTTCTGCCATCTCTGCACCAAAATCTGCTTTATTCATCATAACATACATTTTTTCGCCAAGTAAATTACCAGTTACAAAATCTGAGGGATAATGAAATCCTGCAATCACTCTTCCATAACCACATTCGTAAGCTGCTTTCATTAGTTCTCTTTCAGCCTTTGGTTCTTTACCTGCGACATATCTTGCAATAATTACTGATTGACAAGCATGACCACTTGGATATGAAGGTGTCTTATTTGTTTCACTTGGTAATGTATTGATACGAGGTAAAACAACATGAGGTCTTTTTCTATTGTAAAAATTTTTAAAGTGTGTAATAATCGGAACAGATTCTTTTATAATTTGTTCAAGTTCATTTGGGTGAAACTCTAGTTTGTATTTTTTAATAACTTTCTTGATTGCAAAATAAGGATTTTGATCGTGATCTCTAACTGATTGCACTTGTTCAGGTGTTCTAATAAGTGTTATTTCATTTACTTTCAATGCTTCAGCCATATCATCTTTAGGTGGTGGCGGAAGTGTTATAACCTCTTCTAGTTTTTGTCTAAAAAATATCATTTTTTTTCCTTTAACATCTTTTGTAATTCAGTTGTTGACCCAACAAACAATGCGTTAGTTACATTCTTAGGTCCTTTGTCTGGCACCTCTTTTACTTTTTTTAGTTTATCTTGTAAGTCTAATAAATTTTGTGATACTTCACTTACTGTTTTAATTAATTGTCCTGCGACTTCATAAGCACGAGGATGTTCGCCTTCTTTTGCAAGATTAAGTATACCATCGATTGCTTCATTACCTTTATCAATTAAATTATAAAGATTTTTTCTACCAGTTTCAAAATCAATCTCTGGATCTTTATCATCTGGTACAACTAAATCTTTAGTTTCTTTTTGTATTACCTCTAGTTCGTTTGTTTCTTCAGCAATACCTAATACTTCATTTAATTTATCATCAATTTTGCTCATTTAAATCTTTCTATGACGGCTTAGTAGGATTTGATGTTGCATCCTCACCTGTCGTATTCTCATAATCTAAAGTGTCTGTAAAAAATTCTAATGTAGTTGTGTATGTATAAGTGTCATCTTTATCAGCAGATGTGGGGTTTGGTTGTACTGTAACTCTCTCAACTCTTGGTGCGTTACTTCCAGTATCTGAATATAAATCAGCAGATACTTTCTTAATTATAGCTGATGTAGATATAGGTCCATACAAATAAACTTTTGCTGTAAACTGTAAAGTATAAATTATTCTTCTTAAACTAGTTAAAGATCCTGTATAACTATCTCCT